CACCCATAAACTCATTGAGTTTAGTGAATGCTGATGTTAACTTGGTTAAATCAAAGCTACCATCACCACCAAGACCTTCTTCCAAGGATTTCTTAACTTCCTCACCGCTAGTTTTAGCTTGAGGTTTGGCTTTAAGTACACCATTAGCATAGTCATATCCGGCCGCCTCAGCAATCTTCTTAACGTCTGCCTCAGACATACCCATTTCGACCATTTTGGCGAAAAGTTTAGCAGCCTCTTGTGCACTTACAGTTCCTGATTTAAGTCCTTTGATGAACTCATCAGCGCCTTGAATACCCAACTGAGAACAGAAAATCTTGAATTTTTCTAGACCATCCTGAGATTTGGAACTGAAAGCAATCGCTGCTTGAACTTCTGCTTGACCAAGTTTTTCAAGAGTCTGAACTGCAGCATCAACACCTCCTTTAACCATAAGTTCAGCAAAGCGTTTCGTCTCGTTAATACGATCTTGTTGCCATTGAGTAAAGCTATCAGCAGCGTCATATACAGCTTTTTTAGCATCCTCCATTATACCGCCTAAACCAGGTATCAGACCGATAGCGTCAAATATCATACCGAGCAAGGCTGCGATTGACTCTGCAATAACTGATGTAATCGCTGCGAATACTTCCATTACAGATACAACAATAACGTTCCTATTATTACGAACCCATTGTGCAATTTGTCGCATACCAGATAAGACGGCATCACAGATTTTAAGAATCCATGTAGGAATAGCACTCAAAACCTTATCAATAATTTGACCACCAATTTCAACAATAGCTCCGACTAAGTCATTAGCCGCACGAGCAACACCTATAGCAATACCTTTAATTAGATCAATACCAATCTGAATAATACGAGGCATATTGTTGCTAACGCCTTCAACGGCACCTGTTACGATACCTTCGGCCATCTTACCGACAACCTTGGCCATATCGTCACCACCCTTAGAAGCCTCTTTGAAGAATTCAGCAAAGCGTCTACCGCCTTCTTTACCAAGGGTTGATACGGTTTCAAGAAGGTTGGTTACAGCGTTTATAACTCGACCTAAGGAATCAATGAAGTAACCTGAAGCGGCTACAACTGCGGCTATACCTGCCGCCATTGCTAAGAATGCAGCTGCTATACCTGTAATACTTGCTACGGCACCAGCACCTCCGAACTTACTCATTAGAGTACCGATACCAGCTATAGCACCAAATATACCGACAAGCGCAATTGATTGCCACATTAAATCTTTAATCGGAACAGACGATAGGATCTTAAGTCCTGCTGCGGCACCGATAATAGAGGCTACTACAGCGGTCATACCCTTAAAGTCTTCAGCTTTAAGTCTACCTGCAACTTGACCAACTTTGGAAATACCATAGAATACAGCCACAAGAGCGGCTGAAGCGACTACGATTTCACCCCAGTTAGCATCACCATTGGCTAAGAATGATAGACCTATAGCGGCTACAGCAAGAGATCCTGCGATAACGGCAACGTTCTTGATACCCTCATCAATACCTCTATCACCCAAGCCATTAGACTTAATCATTTGAGATATAGCACCCATAGCGGCAATAGCAACAGCCATAGCCCCTATTGCGATCGCTAATGAATTAGGATCTTTCATTTGACCCATATCATTAGCAAGTTTGGTCATCATGAACATGAGACCACCGATGCCAGCAAATAATACAGTCGCGTTCTTCGTAAATGATTGTTTAGTATTATCAAGTCTACTAAAAGCGTAAGCAATACCACCAATAACTGTCAATAGAATAGATACCGCAGTACCACCTTGAATAAGAGTACCTGTATCCATTTCGCCAAGTTTCTGTATAGTCTTAGTTATACCAGAAACAGCTTTTGCCACAGTCAAGAATGTTAAAACTGAAGACATTTTGACGTTTTCCATCTTACTTGTCTGCCAGATGATAGCGGTAAGACCTCCAATTATAACAGCGATAGCACCAAGACCTTTACCTAATGTTCCAATGTCCATAGAACCTAGTTTCACAACTTCTTTGGCGACCTTCTTAACAGCATAGGCTATACCAATAAAAGTTAGAAGACTAACTGAGATTTTTCGCATCTCTGAAGTTTTTGTACCGCCAACTCCTTGGAAATGAGTCATAGCAACGGTTATACCACCTAGTACAGTAAGTAATACAGTTGCTGCAAATCCACCACGAAGTAGTGCTCCAGGATCCATACGGCCAAGAATAGCAACGGCACCTGATACAAGGAATATTGAGCCTGCGATAGATATCATACCGAGCATCATCTTCTTAGCCCCGTCCACTTTATCTTTATCGAACTTACTTGTCGTTATCGATAAGGTTAGATAGAATGCTTCGAATGCAACTAGGACAGCGGTGAGACCCATAATACCAGTGATAAGTTTATCTTGTGGGATAAATGATAACACTAAGAGTGCGGCAGTAAGCGTACCAATAGCTAACGCAAAGGCTTTAATGTTCTCGAAGCGGGCTTTCGCTTTAAAGAAGCCACCTAATTGTGTGAACATACCTTTAGCTGCATCAAATGCCGCTTTACTTCCCTTGGTTAGAGTATCGAAGAATGTAGCAAATACCTCTTTAATACCAAGAACTTTCTTACGAGTATTCCAAAGGAGCATAATACCACCGACAAGAACAAAGATCTTACCTAATTGGGCTGAGTCTGCTTTTTCTAACGGTTTAAAGGCTTCACCCATTACACCACTAATCATCTTAAGCAGATCTCCTATCGTACCAAAGATACTACTTGTCTTAGTATTAAGATTTCCAAGTTTATTATCAACATCACCAAGTTTATTACTTAGCGTATCGAGTTTACTTACACCGTAATCTTCTGCAGTCATCTCATCAGCACTAGCAGAATGTACTTTAAAGATTTCTTTAAATCCATTCCAAAGACTCTTAAGAGCTTCTTTCAGTTTCTCAAATACTTTATGGATAGCATCGCCAACAGTTTGGATAGTTGAACCGAATGAGCTAAAGTCAAGTTTAGCACCAGTAAAGGCTGAACCGAATATACTTATAAATTGATGTAATGCAGAACCTAATCGCTCAAACGCATTTCGTAAACCTGTAGGTAATGAATTGAAGAAATCTCCAAACCAAGGCCCTACATTTGTACGTAACCAATCCATGGTAGAAGTAAAGCCATGTTTAATACCATCCCCGATTGTTGTCAGAGTTGGTCCGGAAGCGGTTCGCTTAAGACCCTGCCAAAAACCGTTAAACCAGCCTTTGAAGGTATTCAATGTACCCTTATAGCTACTGAAGTCCACTTTGGAATTCTTAAGCTCATTACGAATATTACCGAAGGCCTCTTTAATAACCATTCCACCTGCAGCGAACGGTGCAAATGCAATACGGAAACCAGAGAGTTCACCAGCCCACTTACGGAAACCGTCAACAGACTTGACAATACCCGGAACCACACCTTCTGAGAAATTCTCATGGATTGCTTTACCAGCATCACCTAAAGGTTTTGTAATACCACTTAAATCAAGTTTGCCAAAGCTAAGATCTGAGAATTTATCTTTAAGCCATTTAAGAGCTTCACCAAGTTTATCAACAACTGGTTTCAAGAAACTCAATGAGAATTTAACCTTCTCAAGTTTATCAGCGTACTCATCAAGTGTAGGCCACTTACGACGAATAATATCCGCAAACCCTTTAAATGAGAATGTAGTAGTTTCTAACCATTTTGACAAATTCTGGGTTCCGCCGATCATAGCACCGAATGGGTTACCTGCGAATGACGCCAAGCCCGCTTTAAGACCTGACATATCTGGCATCTTAAATGAGAAACCACTGAATACGTTCTTAAGTTGTGGTGGAATTAGTTTATCCCACTTCACTACACTCATGAACTGCTTCCATGTAAGGATTTCTCTCTTTAAAACGCCGTCCATTGCCTCATTGAGACTTCCCCAGAATTCTCTATACGAAACCTTAATACGACCTGTCTCGTTAGCCCATGTATGACTAATTTTCCATAGTGCATTACGTAGATTATTTCCCAGACGACCTGCCCAGTGATCCATGTTACGAGTCGCATCATTAAAATTAGAGAACCCAACAAGGAATTTACCTAGTGCTTTACCGAAAATAGGGAATCGTTGTGTAGCGCTACCTACGAAGAAAAGCCATTCATTGAATTTTCTAGTGTTACTTCCAAGAGCATCTCCTAAAGTAGTGAATGGATTTGTAATTTTAGAAATAAGTCCATGTAGGGATTGCTTGAGTCTATCAATAGACGGTGTTAGGAACTTGATAACCTGCCATAGTTTACTAAACCAGGCAACGATCTTATCAAATCCTGGAGGAATCTTTCCAAAGAAGTTATACCACTTCTCTGAGAATGACGCCAAACCATTATGCAGTTTATCCCACAAACCAGTCCATACGTCTCCAATAAACTTGAATATTCCACCAATCTTATCGAATGGGATAATCAACTGTAAGATCTTCTCAATCATACGAACCGAAGTATAGAAGACCTTAGATATCATACCAGCTATGATAATTAAGTCTTTAACTAAATGGTTAGGAATAAGTGCTCCTAAGAATTTAAGTTTAGCAAATACTTCGGCTGTAATCCATTTCAGACTTTGAAAAACTAGAATGAAAATATGATGGAATGCGTCGAGTTCGGCTTTACCTAATCGAATCTTATCAGCAAACTTACTAATACCATTTGATAGACCTTGCATCATTTTAGAGCCTATGTCTCCACCAAATACATGGGTAAAAGCATCACCAAATGACTTAAAGATACCACCGACACTACTAAATGCTGACTCTAGGGCTTTAATAATATTATCACGCCCACCAAAGCTTACAAATGCTTTAGCTAACTCCGTAGCTTTATCTCCAGCGGCACCAAGCGCATTGGCTGCAATATTCCCCCATTTAGTCCAGAAAGCAGTTACTTCATCACTACCCGCTTGTCCAACAAGGGTTTCCCAGAAACGAGCCCAAGCAGAAGTTACTTGGTCAGACACAGCCTCAGCTACTTCACCAAAGGTATGGAATTCCGAAGCCATTTTAACTAAAGTCTCATCATTAGCAAGTTGCTCCAATGACTTGATCAAGACTTCATTTGTCAACCAACCATCTTTAAGAGATCCACGGAAACCTTCCGACATATCAACGTTTTGCCCCAAAGCCTGAGCAGTTTGCACTAAGATATCTTTAAATCTCTTAGTTGCCATACCCGCATTTTCTACAGACATCCAGTTCTGAGTATTCATCATACCCATTTGTAATGCTTGTTGCACCCCGAACTGGAGTGAGCGATTAAATCCATCAGTTGTTGCACCGGCTGATGCCGCCAAGTTACCCCAACCTTTAAGTGCAGTAGTAGCATCGTTAAGACCTACACCCGCGTTTACGAATTGAGCCAAGGAACTATGCATCTGTTTAACAGAGTATTTAGTTGTTTCTGCATACTTCTGCAAATCATCCAATGAGCCGGTAATATTACCTAACTCTGATTTACCAAGCGCTGCGACCAACATATTTACGGAGTTAATCTTATCTTCAAACTGTCCAAACCCTGCTTTTAGGGGTGCGATTGAATGTAAGATATTCCCAGCAATATTCTTAGCTATAGATAGCCCTGTAGTGATAGCAGACGCCGCAATATTACCCAGAGCCACGGTTGCTACGGATTGTAACATCCCAAATTTACCTGAGGTGCTAGCCACGCTTGCTTCAATACTATTTAATCCATCTGCAACTCCTTTAGTACCAGAACTAATAGGAGATACAAAATTGAACATACTGGATACTAGTTTACCTACAGAACCAGTAGTTCCTCCAATAGCAGAGGTAATCTTATCGAATACGCCCAAATATGCATTACCCAGCTTCGGCGCTGAGTTAAGCAATCCGGTAATAGCCTGAGATAAGGATTTAGCAGATTTCTCGCTATTTCCGAATAACCCGCTTTTACCATCTGCTGCTTGTTTGAGTCCTTTATCTAAATCTGATAGAGAAGACAGGGACTCTTTTAATCCTTGTTTGAACTGCTCATTATCAATACCTAGTTTGATAAGGCGTTCTTCGATTACCTGTTTACTCAATTATATTCTCCACCTCCCTCAGTATTTCATCTACTACAGAATCTACAATGGGAGTAACAAAATTGTTAGCAGGGACATAACCACCAGTACCAGTACCATGCCCGTTTACAATAAGGACTACCAAAGGTGTACCATCCGAAATCTTATTCGAGTTAGAATAGTACAAAGTATAACCATTTTGATTTTTTTCGACTTCCATGTCCCATGACGAAGCAGTCTTACCTGAACGTGATGGTGTACCATTGATAAGACGTCTAAGTCCCTTATACCCGATAGATGACATAGAACTTTTGATAGTGGATAAAGTAGAGGCTTTGTTTAAGGCTTTTGATAATCCGGTTTTTACCTTAACGGATGTTACCTTTAGACGCATTCAACTTCTCCTTCTTCATCTGTTCGATTTGTGCTAGACGCTTAGCATTGAGATCTTCATATGTACGAAGGGTCTCTGCTTTAGACATCTTCTTCTTATCAGGGTTATTCAACTCACTAATAACTGCCAACATAGTTAATAGTCTATGTAGGTTCCAGTTTTCACATTCAAAAGGAACTCTCGCATTAGCCATACAGGCATAAATTACTTCAGATGTTTGTATCATGCCGGCTGAAGAGGTATTATCGTCTCCTCTTTTAGTGATAGTTGTCGCAGTGGGCACATCATTTAGATACAGTCCTAGTTGCGTAACAACATCACTTGTCAAATCATCATAAGTAATATCATCTTGACACATGAGAATGAAATAGTCAAAGAGCTCTGCAGTGGTCTTTTCCTCTCGAGTTAAAAAAGGCTTGCGATAAAGAGACTCCCATTCGGCTAAAACTTTTAGTGTATTCTCAAAGTGCAAACGTCGACCCGGTATAGTTATAAATTGGTTGGTTTCCTCGTTATAATACTCCCTATCAGGGGTATCTATTATTAACATACCGACCTCCTACGAGATAAAAATAAAAGAGGGGCGTAAAAAATTACCCCTCATCTATACATTATTTCTTCTTGATTTTAGAAACCTTTTCAGGAACAGTTCCTTTGCTTGGGTTTCCAACAATAGCCGTAAAGAATTTGGCTGTATTACCTTCAGAACCATCACCTTGGTCTTTGGTTACATCTAGCATCATTTGTACAAACAAAGCTGAATATGCTTCTGAGTTAACAAAGTCTTCCTGAAGTTTCTTATCTTTACGGAAAGTACGTCCGTCTTCTGAGCGTTCACCATAAGCCTGTTTAAGAATTCCTTCAATGAAGTCGAAGATCTCGTCAATGTCTTCACGAGCCATTACTTCTTTGATGTAGTCTTCCCAGTCCATCTTAGCACGACCTAGAATACGAACAACTTCGTCATTACGTAAGTGGAACCATAATTCCTCAGTTACTGGTTCACCAGTTAACAAGTTATCATAAGTTACTGTTCTTGAAATCATTTCTATACTCCTTTAATGTATATATTTAATCCATTTTGATTTTTTCGGTACCAGCACGACCTTAGCTGTCCAACCCCTATCCCGTACCGTTAATTAGTTAATTAGTTAGTTACCCTGCAACCAATCCAAGAAGAGTGAATACTTCTTCTGGTTTTGGAAGAGTTGGTTCTGAATCAGCAGATCCATAAAGTTTCTTCTCAAGAGCTGCAAGTTTATCTTTATCAACCAAAGTGCTGTTGATTTCGATGTGTGCAGTTGGTTTCATACCTGGTACAGCAACTGGTACTGTTTCGAAGTCCCAAGAGAACTCAAGAGCGTCTGGGCTTTCGTTAATTGTTTGGTATTCTTTACTTGATACACCAGCAGATGCAGAGTAAACAAGGTGAAGAATATAACCGTAGTCCAAACCTTCAGTATCGTTACCAATACGAGTACGGTAAGAAAGACCGAAGTTAGAACGTGCTTGACCCGATACAGTCACACCAGCAAGTTCTTTCTTAGTACCTGAATCGCTAGTCATAGGTGAAAGTTTACCTTGACATTTATTCCACGCTTGTGGATATGTGAAGGCAGAGATTTGACCTTTGAAACGTTCGTCTGAACGCAAGTTAAGGTATTTCTTGTTGTTTGCGTATTTTGCAGTAGCTTCCGCACCTTCAGGTGATTCAGATACTTTAGTCAAACCGTCCCAAGCAACACCTTTACCGTATTCACCAGTGCTTCCGATAACGTAAAGGACACCGTTGTCAACCCCGTTCTCAAAGAGACGTTTAGTATCCTGATCCCAAACTAATTGTGTCATTTATAGATTTCCTCCAATAATTTAAGCTTCTGAGAATTCACCAAACGCATTGATACGTTCGCCGTTCTCAACATTACCACAAGCAACATAACGTCGCTCACCGCTAGTAGCCCCAATATAAGACACCCAGCGATACCCATCAGCATCCATCCATTGGTCATAGACAAATGACTGTTCAGGTGTGTATAGATCAACAATTTCCGCAGATAGGTGCGGAGCCTTACGAACATTAAGTCCTGCAACTTTAACTGTAAAACGTCCTAACTCTTCATGAGTTACTACTTCATCAGCAGGAGTCTCAGGTTGAGGAGCAATTACAGGTTCTGGTTGAGGTATATCGTTGTAAGGTGGATAGAACCATCCGACAATACCCGTAAAGTCACGAGTATGGTATCGAGCAGGGCCTCCGACATAAAGTGAGTCGAAGTTCCCATCGATGTTCTGTTCAATAGTGCTAATGCTATAGCCATCAGAGTCTTCAATAACAAGACCAGTGTGGCCATAATTATGGTCGGTAGTAGCCATTACAAAGATAGCCCCTGCACGAGGGTTTACACCAACCGCATCATACACAACTTCATAGCCGTTTTCACGAGCTGAGTCGAGCAAGTCAATAGCATTACCCCAAAGAATTTTACCGAAGTAAATCTGAGAAATACTATTTGGTAAGTCAACACATTGTGTACCGTATGCTCCATCAGCATCTGTACCGATACCTTGATCGGCTAATGAACGGGCATAGTTAATTACTTCTTGTACTGTTGCCATTTTCTTCCTTTCTATGCATAGACGACAAATACTTTATGGTATAACCCATTGTATTTATACTCCGTACGAAATGCAGAATGATCAAATAAGTTCATAACTTTCAAGAAAATATCATCGCCTTCCTCTTTAGAAATATACAATACTTTATAAGCGACATTCGCTGCATAAATCTTGTTATTCGCCTTGAGGATATCGATATCTTCACGAGTAACCACACAAGCAGGATACTTAAGTACGACACTGTCTGGTGGTGTGAAGTAGACGTTAGGAGTGATATTATCTTTAAGTTTTCTAAGAACTGACTCTCTACTCTTCATATAATCACCTATAGCCTATCCTATGCATCAGAAGCGGCGCCTGAGCCGCGCGGAGTACTTACCGCACCAGAAGGCGTATCTATGTTACTATGAAGATTAGGTACACATGCATTATTTGTATGCTCTTTAATAAACTCAAGGATATCAAGATACTTCGTACCATCCCAGATTTGAATAATTCCCTCCGAAAATACTAAAGTACCAGGAGTAGGTTTTTCATCAGACACATCTTTAATATTAAGTTTATTAAATGCGTCAATTTTCAAATCATTTTGAGATTTTTGAGAAGCTTCTTTGACAATCTGCTCAAGTTCGCCTTTTAGTTCAGATAGCTCGATATCATCAATAGTGATAGCAGCTCTAGGAGGATATGGACGAACCTTATCAACCTTATAGATCGTTCCCATATACACAATGTGTGTAATACGACTCAATCGATCATCTGGACTATTCGGAAGAAGCGTATCAAATATAAGAGTAGTCTTAGTATTCTGATTAATACTATTACCGTCGTCCATGTTAAATGACTTAGAGGTTATGCGAGCAGTTAGCAATGGGGAGACGGTATATTTATACCGATAATCCCCAATCGCAACTTCCTCCATGTCTGTGGAACGGAAGATAACCCTAATTCCAGCTTTTGTCATTATATTACCTTCCTACCTTCCAAGGCTATTCAGCTTTTTTAGATTTCTTTTGTTTAGGCGCGGTTTCTACATCACCGAGTTTCTTTTCTTCCTCAGTCATAGCGATACCATTAACTGCTGGATCGTAATCTACAGCCTTAGCACCTACACCTTTAACTTCAGTTGGGTCTGTTTGTACAGTCCAAGTTGGTTTAGTCTTAAGACCAGTAGAATCAAACTTAGTAGCAGTTTCATCAGCAGCAGCCTTATCAGTTACAGTAACAACGATGAATGACTTAGGTGTACGGATAGCACCAGACATACGAGCATGCATCAAGTATTTATGTTGCATGAAGTCGATATCGAAGCTATCGAATGTAGCGATTTCACCGTTCTTAGACATACCGAATTGATAGTCTACAAGGTTACCGATAATGAATGTTCCTTGAGGAAGTGCACGGTATTCAACAACTTCATCACACATAAAGTATGCTGCAATGTTTGCGTTACCAGGTACTTGGTTGTTGTCCATAGATGGAGCGTACAAGTAACGACCGTTCTTGTCTTTAAGTGTCTTCAACTTAGCCAAGTCAAATGGGTTGATATAAAGACATGGTTTACCAGAACCTTGGTAAGCAGGGAATGCTTTACTGATCACTTCATCAACCGCAGTTTCAAATGAAGCAGCAGTTACTTTAATTGTGAACAACGGATCATCTTTGATGATAGGGCGAATATGTTTTTCGCTGATCTTTTCTGGATTACGTTTACCGTCAGAAAGTGTCAATGGACGTCCATCAGACAAGAATGCTGCGCGAACGATTTCTTCTTTGAACTTAGCCATTTGAACTTGTTGTACAAAGTTAACAGCTGCAAATCCACCGTCTTGCAAGTCGATCAAGTCATCATGGTCGATTGTTTCCCGACGAGTAACAGAACCTGGAGTAGTTTCACGGAAGTAAACTTCTTCGATTGAGTCAAGAGTTTGGTTACCTTTAATGTATCCACGAGCACGAGCTTCGTCTTCTGTAAGGTTAGCAAACATATTCTTAACACGAGGAAGTGGAGACTTACCGAATTGCCCCATGATCTTGTCAATGTTAAGTGAACCAGGGTTATAGACATTAACGCCGCCAGCATTAGCAGGTTGTGGGAACAATGTTTCCATACCTACCAAACCGTGTTGAAGTGAGTCTTCACCTAGGATATCGTTAGCGCGCAATACACCAGCCAATGATGTAGCATTACCTTGGATAGCGCTATGGAGCAACTTATCAAGTTCTTTTTCTGTTACTTCAGCTTGAGTAGTTCCTTGGAATTGATTGTGTTTCAAAGTTTCTTCTCCTTCAAAGATAGAATGTGCGACAGAGTCACTAGATTCACCAGCGTCTTCGCTAGTTTCAGATGTTGAGTCAGCTTCAGTAGTTTCGACACTTTCGTCCAAACCGTTAATTTCTAACTCATTTTGAGTTTCTTCATCACCTTCTGTTTCTTTCGCTTCTTCAGCTTCGAGAGCGTTAGACACATCAGTAATGACGCCGTTAACGAGGTTCTCTACTTCTTCATCAGTAAGTCCCTCTAGAATTTCTTCGTATGAACGAGACATTTGTCCCTCCTTTTGTTCTTCCTCTTCCTCTTCCGCATCTGCAGAATGAAGAAGTTCCTGTGTGATACCAGTGAAAATGGTAGCACGGTCGCTTTCGTACTCTTCAGTCCCGTAAGCGCTATGGAGCATAACATGTTCGATAACCGCACCAGGATTAGCACCTTTAAGAACTAGACTTACTTCATAGATTTCGCCATGAATTACATCATTACCATTCTTACGGATACCTCGAGCCCCGATAGACATAGCGTTAACATCACCATGTTTAAGAAGGACTCGTGTGTCTTGTGCATGTTCGGTATCGTTAAGATAGCCGTAACCGTAGACACCCTGATCACGGTGCTGAAGAATCATATACCCCAACACGTTTGAAGGACTGGAGTAGTCATGTTGCCACACGATAGGAACTTGACCGCCATTGTTTTGACGAAAGGCGTCGTGACGAATTACAACACCATCGCTACATTGAATGTCGTTCTTAGTAACCCATCCGGCGAAGTCGGGCTTCTTATGCAACTACATTTTCCTCCATAAATTATTATACATCCAAGCGATTACCATACTCATCTACGGGATTGCCGTCAGCATCGACGTACCCACCGTAGCCATCTTCGTAGATTTCTGGCGTTTCTTCTTGGGTTGTACCATTTCTATAACCTCCCATACCAACTAAGTCAGTACCTGTAGAGATGTTCTTATTAAAGAGCATATCTGCGATTTGACTTGGGTGAGGGGCGCGACCAAGCATTGCACGAATTTCATTCGAGGTGAAGATTGCATTTCGAGCAAAGAGGTCTGCCGCAGTACCTAGTTGTTCAACTGGTAGCATACGGAATGGGTCACGATAATATTGGATTATCTGACCTTGTGTACGTGCTGTCTTCGTGAGGAACACACGGTTAATACCGTCGACAATAGTCTGTAGAACAGGGTCAACTGCACGATGGTAATATAGATTTAATTCGGCCTGACCAGCAGTACCGTCAAGAATTTTAGAGGAGATACCAACTTGGTTATAGTAGTCTTGTTTTAGTTTACGGATGTCGTCAACTAAGTTATTGGTAATGTTACCTCCGGTATGAATGAATTTCTCATTCGCATCCAAAGTAGCAATACCAAACTGACTATTAGCAAGTTCAGCTTCAAGCTGGTTTTTACGATCAGCAGCTTGCTCTCTACGAAGCGCACTCTTAGTCGCATAAGGGACTTGAATAAAACCATTCAGTTTCCCTGCTGCAATCGCCTTGTCCTGTGAATACATTAAATCCATCTTCTGCTCAAGAAGTCTGAGCGTAGAATTCTGATCTTTAAGCAAGCCAATTAGCGGCGACTCTAAGATAACAATGGACTGTTTCGACAACGTTAAGTCTTGTTCTAAACCATTTTGATCATTATAGACTCTGACACGAACAGCGCGAGGATACCATTGCATGATCTTGCCTACACGCATTGAAAGAATGTCATATGAACCATCATCATTTGGTTTAGACGTTGTGTCGACGGGGACAAGTGCTACCGTACCTTCTTCAAGCAATGACCATGCGACATCATATATAAATGCACGACCTGTTTGGTCAATGTTAGCAGATAAAGTTAAGCAATTGATCAGACCCGAGTCCACAGGGGTCTGACTACCGTCTTCAGGATTGATTTTCAAATGTTTGAAATCAACCATTGCTACGTCAAGAGCGATCATAGAAATAATACTATTAACCAAATCCTGACGTCTAAATGTGTAACCACGAAGCGCACTTGCTGGTCGTCCCCAACCAGAGCCGGACACTAATGACTCATCATAGTCGAGCCCGTTGCGGGTTGACATGAATGCGTTCCATGATCCTAAGGGGTTGTTTACCATCCTACAAGAATGCCTCCTTATTACGTTTATAGGCCACCCAAGCATCCATTAAGGCTGCTACGTTATCGATCTTCTCATCGCTACGCATTTTGGATAGTTTATAGTTACCGTTATTGTCTTGTACTACAACAGCGTTACCCATAGCATACTTCATAAGTTCCTCAAAGAAAATGAGGTCACGAGAAGTCGCCATGTTCTTAAGTTCTCCAAGAGGTACAGACTCTGTCTTAGAACCTTGACGTACAACTTCGACGCCGACATCTCCGTTTTCCATACACCAACGTTCAACGAATTCTTTAGCATTATACGGGTCGTATCCGAATGAAATTACAGACCATTCCATTTCTTCAATGTAAGCAGAGATATCCTCATAAACAAATTCCCAATCCAAGTAGTTCCCAGGCATGATAACTAATGTACCTTCTGCCTGTAATTGGTCATACTTAGCTTGAGTCGCTGAGTTGAGTCGCCTATACTTCACTTCTGAAACATATGAACGAGTCTGCACACCGTAACGACCACGTCCCAAAGGTATTATCCAGGTGAATGCCCAGAAGTCATCCCCTTGAGATGCGTCCATACCCATCGATACTTCTAGACCTCTAAAGTTCTGAGGGCGGTGTAGAGCCGTTTCCTCAAATGTAAAGAAGTAGGTTGTACCCTCGACAGGTATCCCAAACCGCTTAGCGAGAATATCGTTTCTATTCGCAGGAGAGAATTCTGCCCGTCGAACGTCACGTTGGTATGCCTCATATGATACGGTGATACCGATATTAGGACATGCTTTCATCCACATATCAGGATTTCCGACCTCGGAGATGTCATCAAGTCGGTAATACCAGATAGACGTATGCGGGTCTTCATATTGACCACGCAAGATATCTAGTAACTCTTTCTTGATTGAGTCACCCACCGAGTCACGAACTGTACCTTCAGAAGATACAGCTAGAATGATATAGTCGTCAATACCGTCTTTAGAAGCAGATTGTTCCAAGGCACCGATAACATCCTCTTTGATGTCACCAGATAACCACTCATCGACAGATGCATACTTAGCACGAGAACCTTGAAGTTTCTTAACTGACATAGGTTTAACCTCTAAAAGAGAGTTAGTTAATCGGTTAATGATACCTTCTTTGGTTATTGCTAATTGAGCTTGTGACTTCTGAGTTCGAGCTTTATTAGAACCTTTAGTAAGGACTCTAAATAGAGGGAACCCTTCTGAAGCACTTGCCGCACGAGTTATAGCAGTAGCAAAAGGATAAAGTACCTCTTCTGCTTGGGCCATAGTTGGTGCAGTCGTTACCTGTTGTGTTGAGTTAGTGTCAATAACCAAACCATAAGCATGGTGTAAAGTAGCATACAATGATTTAGCATTACCACGAGCCACAATCAGATATTGTTTATTACGCAATCTGCGCTTTTGTCGAACTATTTTGAAATTTCCAGTCTTTGGGTCATAAACCTTCTCTTCCCTGATTTCAAACCAAGCAAGTAGATCTTCAGCCCATAGTCGGAAAGATGGTAGTAGCGTCAATGGACTACCATCAACAAGAGTCATCTCATTCTCACAGAAGTCAATAAACCCTTTAATAGCATCGCTGTCATAGTAATAGTTTGGATTAGCGATATCCGCATCGATCCGATTCATTTGCATCGAGATTTCACGGTTTACAGGAATTTCTCCTCGCAATACAGCCTCTCGAAATCTACCGTACTCGACGGGAACCGCAGTGTTGCTAAATACCACTGATTGCTCCTTTTATTTCACAAAGTATTATTTTTTACGTCGATTCTTAACATCTTTAGCATGCGCCGCTGCCACATCTTTAGCATGTTTTTGACGTGCTTCAAGTACTTTGCTGACTCTTCCATAAGCTTTTGCATTACGCATATAAGCATCGTGGTATTTCTGTTCAGATGGATCTATAGTCTTACCATTTCGAACACCACTCTTAATCTTACTAATATTATCGGCCATGTTCCGTTCGACTGTTTTATTAGCGCGAGCAGCGTCTTCGACATGTTTGTCAATAGCTTTCTTATCAACAGCATACACAAGGTCTTCAGCAAGATGATCTCCGGCTTCAGCTAGTGGATTTTTATTCTTCTTCCACTTCATACCTTTTTTACCGTATTGAAGAAGTGTTTCTTCATTTGACGGAATATAAACCCCATCTAAAGTCCCACCTACCGCATAATGTTTCATAAGTTCCTTAGCCTTTCTAATTGTTTCAGGAATGTATACATCTACCCCAGCCACATTAACTGATTGGAATAGTTTACTAGTATCTACGTTAACATTACCATCAAACTTAGTTAAAGTAAGCGGTACGTCTTTAAACGCTTTCGCCATACCTTTACGATACTCGAAATCTTCAAGAGCCTTCTTGAGTTCTTTCCCTTGTTTTGCAGGGTCAAACTTCTTAGCTACAGATTGATTAGGCCATTTTGAGTAAACATCAAGAGCCGCAGAAGCAGCTTTAGCAGCAAACTGTAGTCGGGCCTGTTGACGTTTCTTCTTAGCTTCGGCACGAGCAATAGCTGGCGCTTCAGCAAGCTTTTTAAGCTTTTGTTCAGTCTCAATACGAGACACTTTATCTTTCAGCACTTTCGTTGAAATTCGGTCACGGTTACGGTATAGATTTAGCACAGCGAGTTCACGCTCATGTTCACTTAGACCGCCTTCCATTCTACGACGTCGTCTAGAACTGAATGCTGAGGCGCGACTTCGACCAAATATATGCTGTCCCCACTTCATACCCTTACGGCCAGAGTGGAGCAACTTATCGTCGTCATACGTCGTGTTTGACATACTCTACCTCCCATCTAGCCCGAGTAAGATTTTCATCTCGAGCTTCTTTTAGTGCGGTCAAGACTGATGCTTGCGGAGGATCATATGCGATAATCGTACTGATACCAACGTAAGCTTTTGCAAAAGACTCATTCTCGAGGCGGCGTTTGATACCCTCTTCAAGATCTAAGTGACCATAGAAGAAATCGGCCCATGTTAGATTAGGCTCAGCTAATACACTACATGCGTGTCCAATACCGTTTTGGACTAATACCCCTAATGCCGAATCAATAGCAATACAGATTTGAGTATTAACTACCTGATTGGTTTTTGGGTCTGGATCATGCACTACCCCGACGAAGTTGAGTACATCTTCATAGATTGTTTGCATTACTCATCCTCACCATAGTTTTGTGTCACCCGGTTTACGTTCCACCCACTGTTGATACTCCTTCTGATCGTAGTGGATACGTTTATGGGTATAGTCTGAGACCGTGATAAGTCCGTCAGGATCGAAACAATTCTCGGTCAAGTTCTCGATGTCTTCTTTGGTTAAAGGGTTCATGTGATGGACGGTTATAGGGCCGTCTACATAAAGCCCTCTAACACCTAAGTCTTGTCCAAGGTCACGTCGAATAATTTCTTTTCGACATTGCAACCAAGCTCGGGACTTGTAGAACCGATTAGAAATATCTCGTGGCGCTTCGTGTTGTACTCCACGCAAACGAAGATACTCAAGTCGTTCTGTGTAAGACTCAAACTCAGACATCTCTGTATAGGTCAATCTACTTTTCATAGAAAGTACCTTCGATAATCTCCTCTGGTTTACCAGCGTAACCCTGGAATGCTTTATGAGCTTCCTTGAAGTCAAGCTCTGCTTGTTGGTCGCTACGAATCAAGTCGATACGTGCTTGTAATAACTCTGCTTGTAGCTCAAGTTGTTTACGCTCAAGACGAGCTTTAGGACTAGCTTGATTTAACCAGTATACGATCTCCGAAGCCGAAGCAGTTCCTTCCTGAAGACGCTTTTCAGATAGCTCCATCGCAAGTGCCATCATTTGCATTTCACGCTGTTCAGGCGAACGTGCAGGTTTGTAGGCCCGTTGAGGAGTATCATAATTAGCAACTTCAATTGTCATAACTATTCAGCCTCTTTCTTAGTTTTAGTTTTTGTCAGATCAGGTTCGACGATATACGGTTGGTTCATCACGTATCCGTCTTCTGTTTTTAACCATTCAGTTCCTACCTCAAGTACAACAAGGCGCTCACCGAAATCGGCTACGCGAACAAAGTTATCTTCGGTTTGTTCAGGATGTTTACGAACATAGACTCCGGCAGGAGCAACAACTTTATAAGTAGTTTTTGTAGCTGCCATGACACTTTTCCTTTCTTTAATAATCTTTCGAGTTCTTCCTAACGGTTTTGGACTCGAATAGACCGACTTTAGTCGACTTCTAATCAAACCCCAGTCCTGTCTAGAATCTAATCCGCCAGCTTACGTGTAAAAGGAGCAAACGCACGTAGGTGGTGAAGCTCTGTTAAGTAAGTCGGCCTGTTAGAATCCAAAAACATTTTGGAAAAAATCGCAACGGGGGAATTTTTGACACCACCGCCGATGCATAAAGGGGGAGGGCTGTAATCAGACCCCCCGGGGGTATTAGAGTTTGATTTCTTCTTCTGAATCCTTCATGAACTCTAAGTCTTCTTCATAATCATCTGGCTTTGGAACAAGTATTAAATTACCAAAAATGTTTTGTTCAAGTATTTCACTAACTGCAACTGACCATGCGTGTTCATAGTCTTCAGTTGAACTGGAATTCAACATTGGCATTAGAGAAGCAATGTAAGACTCAAGGTTGTAACCATGATCAATGTCCCATCGCCTCCACAATTCATACTGAGTCCAAGGACTGAATGGATTGTCTTCAGTTGTCAGCATGTCTTCTCCTTTCTAAAGACTAACTATAGTAGTATCCTATTGGCGAATGATGTATGGTATGAATAGTATTAAGTCAATAGATAATAGTATGTTTGTTATACATACCCCTGTTTAATAGGACTATTCATTCTTGATCTTACCAATTGTTGATGGACTTACTCCCATTGCTTCAGCAACTTGAGAGATAGTATAACCATTAGCGAGGAGGGCCTTAGCTTTAGCCTTCCGACTATCAGTCATTACTTTGTTCTCTCTTGGTGTTGCAAGAGTCTTAAGCTGAGCGTCATCCATAAAGGACACTAGTTCTTTTAGGAGAGTAACTGACACAGCATTAGCTTGTACTGCATCCCATTCGTCATCTGTAATCTTAACTGGATTGCGTCCAGCACCTACCATAGACCGAGCCTTGTTCAAAGCTTGTTGTTTGATACGAGAGATGTCATCCTTCTTCAAGACTTCATCTTCAGATCGTCTAGCAATCTCAGCTTTACTTGTGACTTCAGCCATACGTTGTGCTTGTCGTTCCTTGATACGGTTGACCTTGACCTGATCTACTTTCTCTTTCATTGATAGAACTTCAGATGCATAGATCTTAGCGGCCTTAGGATCACGAGTAGGCATTTTTATATTTGCCACTTCATCATCCACTTTATTTTTGAAGGCCTTCAAATCATTGACGTAGTCTGCGTAGTGGTGCTCCGTCTTTGTAGCATTTGGTCCAAGAAGAACATTTGCATCTTTCAACATATTGATGACGTAAGTTTCTTTCTTGTTTCGCCATACCATTTTCGTAGCCCCGTCCTTTTTAGATTTATAGTCCGGTACTTCTACTTGGTACCCGTCTGTAATGACGGTCTGTTTATGACGGGAGATGATTGTAGAGGCCGATGTATATTTGGCATCCGGGTTTAAATCTTTTTTAAGTTTCTCCGGATCAATTACCCTATCCATCTTACGAGTCTTAGGATTCCACCGCTCTAACTCTCCATACTTAACCCTATCTACGTGAGTCATATACCGCTTCATTAATGCGTCGATACCATTCTCTTCAGCAGACCGCTTATAATTAAGCTTATGTTTTTCTGCATCGATAACAACCATCGAGTGTTTAACAGCACGGGCTATCTCACTAGTAGGTGCGCCTTGCAAAGTCATATCAGTAATGAGGTTTGAAACGACCCCCATCAAAGTTTGCTGGTATTTCTTTTCGATAGGCTTAAATGTACCAGGCTTATCTTGATACATATTAGGATCAAAGTTAGCCAGCTCTTTAAGACTATTGGCAGTCTTGAATTTACCTTTATTGTTAGGGATAACATATGCAGTATCCCCATCGAAGTCAGCCCCTGACATTTTAGATGCAACCTTAGGGTGAATACCTATAGCATCAGGGCTGTTCTTAGAGATCATCTTGCGAGCGATACTATTATTATTAACAGTAAGCTCAGGCATCTCAAAGCGTCCACCATGAGGATAACGTACCAGTACTACACGGTCACCATTCTTATAGTTAGGTGCGAATACTTCATTCTCCTTCATATCAGGCACAGGTAAGATAACGTGACCCTGGAAACCTTTAGGTGCAGCAGCCTTTAAATGTACCTGCTTAGACTCGAGATCAGATGTGAATGACTCCAGCAATTGTTTCTTGATGACAGGGTTAGTAACCTTCTGGATACTGTCATACTCATCTTTAACTTGCTTCATAGTTGCCTTAAGACGTTCATGAACCACACTTACTGGTTGCTTAGATAAGAACTGAGCGGAGAGTGTCTTAGACCAGCTAGCCCAGTCACCTTCCTCATTTACAATATTAACAGAACCAATCTCTGGTACTTTGTTACCATGCTTATCAGTCACACCCTTCTTATACACAGGGTTACCCTTACTATCTACAAGCACGTTCTGACGCTTCACAGTGGCTCCAAATGGGTTCGGTCCATCAATCGGGGCTCCACCCTCAGGATTCTTCTTAAGCGGCTTCAGGACGTCCTCAGGGGCCTTATCCTTCGTCTTATTGGTGTTGAAGATAATATCAGTACCCTTTGGTACATTCTTAAACATTTCCTCAGTACCATACAAAGCCATGCCCTTAAGATAATGTGTATCACCTACAGCAATACGTACCTGAGCATATGACGCCTTACCTAGGTTAAGGTCTTTAACACCGGGTCGTAGGAACATAGCACCGTCCATCATGGAACCATCATCATTTGTACCATGACCCTTCTGTCCTTCAGGTATAGCATACCTAATATGAACACGATCCCAGCCAATAGACTTCGGTCGTTCCATTTGTTGGAACATTCGAGCATCACCATCAAGGGCGAACTCTTGAACAGGACGGATTTTATCCATGTTTTTATAGATATCACGGCGTTCAACCCCTGCTTCAGTCAATACTTTAACCGGAGTGGAGTTGTTTTTGTCCGTAACTTGGGCAATTCGGAGATTATGGACCTCATAGTCACCGGATTCAACCAATGCATTAAGCCCAGCTTTGAGTTTTTCCTTAGAAATACCCATCTGAACCTCTACACCCTTACCTACATCGACGTATTTAGAGCGTTTTACCGCATCTTTTAGGGTGTCTGCAACAGCTTCAGTCTGCACTCGTTGTGCTCTAGCGGACTTATTCGGGTTGTTCATTTCATCAATGTAGTTCCGAACAGTCTGTCCAGTAGTACCAATTGTCTTGGCAATATCGTCAATAATCATGCCTTCAGCTTGCAATTTTGCAATCCGTTCCATGTTATATTGCTTCATTTCTTCCTTAGCAATCGTTACTTTTGACCGATAAACTGTTGTAGAAAGACCCATTTGTTTTGCAATTTCATTGTCCGAAAACCCCCGTTTTTTGAGCTCATCACGCTCTTCAATAAACTTATGGTTCTTCGGTAAATGCAATAATGGATCCCAAGGATAGCGTCCAGAACGACGTTTTACCCCATAATGTTTGAGGATTATTTCACGTCCTTCTTCAGAAAGTTGACTCAAATCATCCATGATTTCGTCTTCATTTTCGAAGACATTTTCGAAATCCAATGTCAAATCCTCCTCAAAATAATAAAAATAGCCAAAATATTAACACGTCGTTTAAGGCCTCTAGCAGGCCCGTAGAGCGATTTTAGCATAAAGTGGAACTATTTACCGACTCTACTAACAAAATGCAATACAGGGCATTCTGGAGCCTCTGAGGGGTATTCCAGGCATTTTACTTCTCCAATTCTTAAATTTTACAAGAAAATAGCGTTTTCAACAAACAAACTAAATTATTTATATAAATTCCAAACCGCGTATACAATCTTCGCTAACACTGAAAAATCGTCACCAAAAAAGATGCTAGCAGTTGATTTTATTGTACTAGTGAATAGTAGTTGTAGGCTGTTGGTTCACACTCCGTATTTCCGGTTCGGGAGTTGTGATGTGCTGAACCTACTTGTATCATGAACGCAAAAAATTAATAGAAAGGAGGTATACAAACTTACAAATCAAATTGACTTTTAACCGTAAGGGAATTTAGGACTCAAATAACAGATTGTATACGCAGTTTGGAATTTATATAAATAATATCAGGTTGTGCTGACCGGCCCATACTTCCAGTCATAGAGAATTCTATTTGTACAAAACACATTTATTTTATTTTATTTTTGTATGAGATTGTAAAAAAATACGATTTTCTATGAAAAACCTAAAAATCATCGAAAAACTTTAATAAATATGTTTTCCCCACAATCCCCAGCTTTTTTTAGAAACTTTTTATATTTATTGATTAAAAAACCTTGTTTATTTATGTAATTTTATATATTTATATTATAGTTCCCGTACGCGCGAGATTATTAAAATAATATAATATATATATATAATTTAATACAATAAATAAATATGCATAATATAACACAATAAAGCCTTATAATCTTAATTAATATATTTAAAACTTTTCTGAAAAAACCGTGGGATTTTGGGGAAAACTAATTTATTTTAGGAAAAATACCCGAAAAATACCCCTTTTTGACCCCTTTTTCCCAAATTTGCCCCTGACAAGCTTTCGAATTTTCCCCACATTCAATTTGGGGATTTTACGAAAAACTTGGGGAAAACATGGGGAAAAGACCAAAATCACCAAACCTCTGCGACTTTTGATCCACCTTTTGATCCACTTTTTCATGCATCTAAAACCTCTCAAAAATATGCAAAAATAGGTCTAAAATTACTATCAAATTATAGCAAAAATAGGCCTAAAAAAGTGGATCAAAAGGTGGATCAAAAGTACCTCAAACTTGGGGAAAATGGCCAAAAATGGGTAAAATCCCCACGTTTTTAACCTAATCCCCAACTTTTTTTTGGGGAAAATTGGGGAAAACCACGACTTTTGCGCCACTTTTGTCAGGGGCAAATTAGCGATTTTCTTCAAAAACTGTAGAATTTTACACATTTATCCTACCTATTTTGCCCTTTACCAGAACTTCAAAGGTCGGATTTCGGCCTCTCTTGCATCAATAACGCTGGACATTTCCTTAATATGAGACATAATCCAGGCAATATTACCATCATTTTCACCTTCAACACGGGCTTTATCATTAATTGTAACCTGTTCGGAGTAACCATTTCCCTGATAAAGGCGTTGAATAATAGTAATTTTCTTAGGATTTACACCATATTCCAAGCAAAATAATGCAGCGTAGATGTCTAATTGGCTGAATGAAGGCTTAGATACACCGGTTTTAAGGTCATAGATACGTAATTCCTTAGCATCTTTATCCCATTTAATACCGTCAGCAGTACCAAAACAGTTATCTGAGTAATATAATAATACTTCAGATGACATACCTTCACGTATGCAGTCGTTTACAAACAGGTTTAGGGCCTTCTTTTTAGGCGCTAGCTCTGTTCTAGACTTGATTAATTGCGATGCCAACTCATGTAGAGCTGTGCCACGCGCAACGTTTTGTTTATTATCGTAGGTTTTAGCCATCTTTTCGGCGTCATAACCTAACCAGGAATAGCCTGAAGGGGATAATATAGCATGTTTCCCAATCAGATTCCAGTGTTGTATCCATTCCATTATACATAGCTCCTTTAAATAATGTATATAATAGAAGAAAGCTCCATTATTTCTTCAAATTGAAATATAGATTTGGGTCTAAACCGAAGAATTCAAGCATATACCAGATAACCTCATGCTCATTTTCAGGATAAATGAATGCTGTAAAGGTATCCTTACCGAATTTCTCGATATAATAACCTTGATTAGGACGTTTCTTAGCCGTAGCTGAGCGTTTAACCTCCAGTAAAGCGTACTGAGAGCCGCATAGAATGATTAAATCAGGCATCCCTTGTATTGACCCAGGGTCTGTCTTAGCGACCAGCAGAAGCCCTCTATAGGCCTCTCTGAGCCTTTTAACGACCCCTTTTTGGAAATCAGCTTCCAATCTCGACGCCATATAGCCACTCCTCTTCAAGTTTCTCTATTTGTATATCTATAGGTACAAACCCTTGTTTCTTAGCCCAAGCAGCTTCTGTAAACCGTTTCTTATCCCTAACCGCCTTAAGAATATCTTTATCCACCTTAGAAAGAGAAGTGATATAGGTGTAATATAGATCCTTATATGGTGTGTTAGTTCGGTCGATACGGCCTTCAGATTGTTCCATAGCCTTGTATGAATAATTGACAGAGTAGAATAAGATAGCGTTGGTAGTAACACAATTCCATCCTTCTGACCCTGCAGTGTATTGTACAAGATATACCCATTTATCGGTATCTGGTATAGGCTCATGTGCCCAACCATTCCATTGTTTATATAGAAGGTTATTACGTTCACAGATTTCCTTTAGGATATCCAACTCATAGTTGAAGTTGTAGAAGACGATGATCCTATCCTTAGATAATATCTCCTTCTCCGCAATCCTAATTCTATCTGTGTCAGTGTTAACAATCCGTCTAACTAACTGGGTATACTCAGCTATGTTAAGTATAGGCTCGTCTGTGTAAGGGTTCCACCTTGTGTTGGCCAGAGTCAACAATGCATGCTGATCGAATTCAGCATAGATATAATTCCTATGTCGAACTGTCTGGCGCGTATCTTCCATAGGTACGATAATTTGGTTCCTGTATTTCTCAAGAACGGCGGTACCTATATACTTCTTCACCTTAGGGAATTTCACATACGGATCCCAAACAACATGACGAGATGTGAACTCAGTCTTATTACGATAGAAATTGTTGGCGATAAAGACAGTCATATAGTCCATCCATACATCACCGGGTGTAGCTGAGAGCAATATCCATTTGTTATTGTTCCAGCATATCTTGATAAAGGACTTACCCCATTTACCATAGCCGACAACTCGCTGTTCATCAAAAATAAGAACGCTGTCTTTTATTTCAGTGTATTTGTAAACATTCTGCCAAGAGTCTACTATATAATGATATATACCGCAGTTCTCTAGAGATTGTTGCCAGTCAGGTTTGGTAGCACCTTTTTCAATTAAGTCCCGTTTCATTGCAGTAGTTATGACAATGAGTGGGCGTTCTTCCGTAAAAAAATCAGGCCCGTATTGGGAGGCGGCCCAGAATATAGACGTATATGTCTTACCTGAGCCAACACCTCCCATCAATATAGAGCCAGACTTTAACTTTTCACATGCTTCCCGTTGCTTAGGTTTAAGTGAGATTATACCCAAGGTGTTCGGGATATACATTATAGATAACGAATATCACGTTCGAATGAAGCGAGCTGTGGAGCAAGTTCAGGATCAACATCATCTAAGTAGATATATAGCTTCTTAACATAAGCCTTGATACCTGAGTTAGTACCAACTGTCCAGTGATATGGACTAAGAATAAGGTTAGCACGAGCTCCAGGGGCGATAGTATCCAACATAGCAAGTTGTTCAGGATTATTCACGTCTAAGATAGTACCAACACCATCATTTACAAGAACGACTTTAATCCATGGTTGAACAGTTGGGCCGTTAGATAGGGTAACAGGCAAGAATACCTTACCGTTAGGTTGTTCTTCAGAAGGGAATTTAACATTCAAACCTTGTGAAGCTAGTTCGGCTCCCACTGCAGGATCAAGTTTAACACTAAACTCACGAGAGCCAAGCTTGTTATGGTCTGTAACACGTCCACCGAAGTTAGGGAACATGATCCAAACGTTTTCTAAAGTGATATCTTGTGTATTTGCCATTTTTGTATCCTCCTTTTATAGCAAAATAAATTGAAAAACTTTCGAGGAGATTTGTAGAATTTTATTACCTATAATATATGAGTAGAAAACTCTCCATCTCTCTCCTCTATTAAGAGCTTTGTATTAATTTACATATGTATTATAGTAAAAATACTAGCCTATTCTGAAAAGACCAGCCTTGAATAACTGATTGATCTTGACCGTAATATCAGATGCGTAGAATTTATGGTTACGTTCAAGAAATTCAAGGTAGACGTAGTAGAGTCGCTCTCTATCAAACTTGATACCAACCATATCGCCAGTAGCATCAGTCAATTCAATCAATGAGGCAACTTGCTGAGCTCTGAAATATGAAGGGTTAGGCGCTTTTCTTCTAAGGCTTTCTAAGTAGACTAGGAAATCACGCTCATACTTCATATCAAGTAGCTGCATAAGTAATACCTGACTGTTCCGTTTAGCGCTATTTACTTCAGTGGTATCATTATTTGGGATAAGGACTTCTTCCGTAATATGGAACTTCTTATCTAGTTCTGGCGGTAACCCTTTAGCAATCATCCCCTTCAATCCAGCACGAGTCTTCTGATAACGCACACTACCATTTTTACAAATAAAGAAGATCATTTCATTATGATCCCATTTTGTATCCAGGATTCGCTGGTATTCTTTTTCACTGATGTGTCCATTTTCATCAGCGAATGCGAAGATGACTTTATAACGATCCCATAATAATAGGATATCGTATGGCGATGAAATATATCGACCGCCTACACCAGAGTAAGCGTCAAAGGCTTGGTTAAATAGCTCAGCGAATTTACGACCTAGGTTAGCATGTTTTGGTAAGAATTCCTTATTATAAGGCTCCATGTATTCAAACACCTTGTCTGCGAACTCCTTGAAAGAAGGGTCTGTTCGATAACAAGCATAGTAATCCATGATTTTATATAGTTTCAAATCAATATCTTTTTGAACACCGTTATTCACACCATCCTCGTATTCATCGAATAGTTCGATAGCTTTCCTATACCACCAATGAGTAACTGAATCATAGTCTACCTGACCAAATACCTTAACTTCCGCATCAGTAACTACAAAAATAAATTGTGGAGTGAATACACGTGCATCATAGCGCTTGATGTATCGAGACTCCCATTCTTTCAGCTTATCTTCGTTAGCAAAGTATTCTTGATAGTCGTCATACTTGACAACTAGGACTTGGTCTTCAAGCCAGAGTTTGAATAAGGCTGCTGGTGAGTCAATACGGTATCGTAAAGGAATAGCTCGGTATAAGTCGGTAAAGATATATGGGATAGATCGCCAGAATTCACCATCATTTTCAAAATTGAAACCAAGTAGTTTAGCTATAGGCTTTAGCCAAGTAAAAGCATTGAGAGTACAGCGGTTATCGTCTCTCATAATACCTTCGATAGCACGAATACTTTTAACAAGAGTATTTCTTCCTACAATTCTCATTGGATCATACCTTCTTCCTTCAGAGTCACCATAGAGTCTACGATATCGTAAACAATGTCACCATATGTATAAGGGAATTTGTTATTTTCGTACGACTTCTTATATATAGCATATACAAGTAACGATTCATTTACATTAATATCGGATAATACACCGACACGTTTAAGAGTTCGGATAGTTGGTTCCATAATAGCGGGTAATCTAATACCTTTAGATGGGATATATACTCCAAACTCAGATGCGTATTGATTAAACTCTTCATACGTACCATTAGTAGCATGACAGAAAATCTCAGCTGCATTCTTAGAAGCGTTAACCTTTTCTTGAATTTCTTCATCAGTCAAGGCTAGGATATTAGCAAGTTTATCGACTTCTTCTTTATCAATCTTGATTTCAAGTGTACTAGTATCAGGATTAAATAAAGACTCTCTATCGAGTTTAAAATGAGGTTGGCTAGTATCATGCTCGTATTTAAGTTCAGACCAAGCTTCTTTATTAAACTTAACATCTAGTTTACTTTTCGGTTCTTTACCATGTGCTTCTTCATGAGTCATAGGATGAATAAGCGGGCCTAAGTATTCACCTGTTTCAGTGTCATACATTTTAATGAACTTACGGCCTTCCTTAGTAGTAGACACTTCCTCTTTCTTTCGTCCAAAGAGTCGAGTCGCTAATTTAAGACCAAGCTTACTAGATTCTTTTCGAACAGCATACTCCTGCATAAGTTCAAAGGCTTCTCGTTGCATGTCGTTGATTTCCATAACATCACGGTCAATGTATAGTTTAGCAAAATCCTTACCAACAAATAAGAAATTCGAAACTGGTTTACGACCAGATAGAATAACGCAAAGTGTATTGCATGCGACTGTGAACTCTGAAAAATCTTCAATTTCTTCACCAAGACGGTAGATAGCGACCTCATCTTTATACCAAGCCTCGAATAATTCAAGAGGTGTTTTAAAATGACCATCCCCGACTTTCTCCCAAATCATTTCAAATAAGATTGGTGCATGGGTGAATGTTTCATCATCGAAGTCTTCTTCTTTTTCAATGATACCAAAGTCAACACAAGCTTTAGCCATAGACTCATGATTTACTTCATCGTCATTAGCAGAGCAGAGCATATGTTGGATTGCAATACGGATACGGTTTAGAGTGGTTTTATCGATAGACATACTATTTGCCCTCCTCTTTTTTAAATACAAACCTTGGGATACTGAGATAAGATCGTTCAACCTCAATATTTACACCGTTTTCAACTTCAGTAGCGATCTGGTGGGTATTCTCTATAAAGTAGGTAGCCATATTGGCATGGAAGCTAGAGATTTGGCAACCAGCATCGTTGTCAATTACAAAATATTCGAAGCTCGGTGGTTTTAAAGCAGTCTTATCGGATATCAAGACAATATCTTGCTCAGGGTTCTTAACAAACTCTAAAAGCTCCTTGTAGTGTCTAGCATAGTAGCTATGTGTGCAGAGTAGCTTCATTAGATAGACCCATCCTTTCTCAGCATGTCCGCGGTTTCAATAATATTATACACAACATTATTGATATCGAGCTCAGCGTTATCATGGTGATGATAGATAGCATAGGCTAGTAACTGGGCGTTAAGATTAATATTAATGAAAGAGAACATGATAGTAAGTTGTGTTGCTAACCGGTTCATATCATCTGAGAAATCTTCAGGCTCCATAGATAAGAAGGTTACTGTATATCGAGTAAAGAGTTCGTATTTTACAGGATACATATTACAGAAGATCGCCTGTGCAATTCTACTACCTATAATAACTTCTTCCAATTTATCAGGCTGAACATTATCCAACATAGCACGCATATGATTTTGTAAAGCAGAAAGGGTTAAGAGTTTACTTGGAGCGTTCTGATATTCACCAGTATGTCCAAACGTCTCACCTTCTATAGGACGATGAGTGACATATGGTTGTTCTGCTCGGAATTCCTCGACTTGTTTAGCAGTATTTGGTTCTTTCTTCTTCATAACAATAGTTGGGATTGGTCTATCAAGTTCACCATGCTCGCAGATAAACTTATGTGTGTTAACTTTTTCAGCAATAAGTTTACCTTCAGATACAGTAACGATATATACAGTTGATAGGATTTCACTCTGACTAAGAAGGATGTCTGAAATTTTCAACATGTCCTTATCATTACCTTTACGAACAAAGAATAGCTCACCAACTTTCCATAGCTCGTATGGCTCAGTGGGTTTGTCAAAAGTCTCAATGTTACTCAGGTATGTCTTTGTGAATAAGTCGCAGATTGCGCCGCCGTCTTGTTCTTCTTTTTTACTATAACGGGCAGTTTTAAGTACGGCATTCGCAAACTTAGTTGCCCATTTAATATCGTGCTGCTTCAATTCGTTAGTCACACGCTTTACTAGTTCTTTACGTAATGTAGTAATTTCAACAACTGTTTTTAGATTTTCAAAAAGTTTTTCGAATGATTTTTGGACTGTCATTTATTTATACCCCCTGTCGGTATCATCATCTACAATAATATAACCTTTATAGCAAGCAATCCATAGTTTGACAGCACACGTAATATAGATAGCGATAATAAATAACATAATCCCACCTTTAATAATTGGGATAAAGTCTGGTGCTAATACAATAAGATACCACATGATATAAATCATAGGAGCAAAGATTATGGATAATATAATCATAGTTACAATAAACATGATATGTCTATCTTCTCTTTTAACATTACTTGGTTTCTTCATTTAGGAACCTCCTTAGTACCATTTGTTTTGGCCTTGGTTTTTAATAGGCTTGATCACGCGCACATCGAATTTGAAAGCTTCTTCGTCATCATGAATAAAGACGTCGATGATTGGTCTGGTCTCATTACCTTCTACGATACGTTTAAGTGTGACGATGTTCTTAGGCATTTGTGTACGCCAGGACATACGAGTTCCAATAAATACGCAGTCCATTTCAAATAATTCCCAGATGTCAGTTGCATCGAAGCGATAATGAGCCCCATCGACAATACTGGCTAAAATCTTCTGAACATCAGCAATATATTCCTGTTCGTTAGCTGGATCTAACATTAAAACATCGAAAGCTGGTTCGAGAATATCTTTAGTACGCTGGTCAACTTTCGTAATTTTTGGTTTGTTTAGTGGTGGTAGTTTTGTTTTTACCAATTTAAGTTCCTCCGTAAATCATACATATTAATTAGTTCTTCTTTAAGACCGGCAGTGCAAGATAAGCTACCGTCTTCATCTACAACTATGACAAAGCGTGTATCGGTACCATCTTCCGAAGTGACAAATGCTTCATAGTCGAAATTATACGCATACATATACTGGCGTTCTGGGTCATTCTTAATAGGAATACTAATAAGAACTGCGACCCTACCAAGTGTCCAACCCTTGAAGAAATCAACATCTGTAATACCATGCTTCTCATCAACTGCGGAGTTGAGGTAAGAGAACATAAGAGCTAGCTTGTGCCTCATGTCCGCATGTACTTGGTCAATACCTGTCCGTTCTAAGACTTTGATAAAGCGACTTTCTAGATTTCGGATATAACCATCGTTTGATTCTTTAAACTTATCATATAGTTTATCCTTATCCCACGGTGTCCATGGACAGGCCTGCCCTGGATCTTTGAAGTTGTGGTAATATACGACAGTCGGCTTATCTTCTTCATCGTCCTTATCCTCACGGAAGATCTCCCTTAGGACGTCGAATAAGACCTTGATATAACCATAACACACAAGGCCTGCGATGATACCGGCAAATACAGTAATGGACTCGTACTTTTCAGCTACGATACATAGGCCGATAACAATAGGTGCAACTATAACGCTAGTTACAGCAATAATAAAGAAAGCGTAAATTGTATTAGATAACTTGCGCATATTTCTCATCCTCCAATCCTTCTAAAACAAGGTCTTCATGATACCAATCTGTTGAACGAAGAGGGATTGTAAGTAACCCTTTACGTTTACGAATTTCGTTGATTTCTTTACGAGCCTTGGTTTCGTAGTATTTATGAGCTTCGATATGGTCTTTACGAGTAGACCGGTCATAGTCAGCGAAACTATCATCTGCAAAGATAGCGCTACGCTTGAACATATGGACTTTAATAGACTTCCATAGTAAGCGAGCATGTTCTCGAGAACCATAAGCCTGTTTAAATACCCGTCCTTCAGAATTACGTACTTGTTTCACCATATATGTCTCCTTCTATTTTACTACTTCATAAGGTTTGTCCGCCTCAATATCTTGGGGACTAAGTCCAAGCTCCTTACGAATATCTGCGAATTCCTCTCGTGTGAAATGGATAGTAGCATATATCCCATTACTACCCCTCAGCACTTTCTTCATTTTGCTTTCCATCTACACTTCCCTTTCTAATAGCTCCACGAAACTCAAACATTTCGATATTTGGATTATACAGTATATTCAAAGGCTCCAAAACAATATCGCTAAGAGAAGGTGGCGTTACCAAAGTAAATGTAACTATACCCTTTTTAATAGCTTCTGTAATAGGCGACCAGTCATCTAAAGTCATAAACCGTCCACTACGTTGTTGTTTCTTAAATAAGATACTAAACATTGAAAATGATAGATATGGTTCATTATCCGCATACGTAGTTGCTTCAGTATAAGGCCCGATAATTTCAGGTGTAAGTCTTGCAATCACTCTACCTGAAGATCTAATACATACATCAACACGCTCAACCGGAATTTCAATAAAGTTCGCTCCCATTTGTATACCTCCAAAAAAAAAAAAAATAAGAGCTGGGTAAAAACCCAAACTCCTATTCTTTGTGATCGATAATTACAGTTTCTTCATTCTTCTTGAATTTAGACTTCAACCAGTTTCCGGCTTTAGCTAAAGCTCCAGTTTTGTAAGCCAAATATCCAGCTGTAGCTAGTCCGACGATCATCAAACCTTTATTTGCTCCCTTTTTAATTTCTTCTGCGTTCTGCTCTTTGGCTTCTTCCCAAAGATAGACTGCATTTTCCATTTCCATAGGGGAAATATAACAGTTCGATTCGTCATCAAACAACAGCGTGTATTTAGTTTCATCTCCTGGCAACCCAGAAAACCATCCACCTGATTGATATTCTTTTCCTTCAAATTCCATGATTGGAACCTCCTTTTATCTTTCTATATAGTAGTCTGTAAATATTTTACTCCCATACTAATTCAAAGCATACACCTACCACACCATCCATTCCACGCTTAAAATCCTCGTACTTTAGTTTATACCAGAACCCTGCTATCTTAGCTCTCCAGAAACGATAGTCCTGGAATTGTCGTTTAAAAGAGTCAGGGTCTGTAATATCATTGAACCAAAGTGACATACCACGAATAGTCCCATCTTCGTTATGAATATAAACCATAGCGTCGTAGCGGTCTTTTAATTCTTTATACAAAACCCCCATATCACCACTCCTTAAACTCATCAATATAGTAGTCTGAACCAATCGGAGCATCTTTACCATAGAATTCAAAATACCCACTGCCTCGATTGTAGATTGTAATGGGTGAGAGAACATTAGACTCGAATGGTCTATCTGAGATATACCAGCAAATACCATTTGACTGACGATATACTTGCATAACAGCAGAGTTCGTCTCCATCATCTGTCCATGCAGAGTGGCCCCTGTATGCTTAGTATGAATAAGATTCTCAATCGTAGGATGTGCTGCGTAGATGTAATAAAGGTCTGTACCTAGGATTTTAACGCATTGGTGGTCAATGATGTCAATATAGGGTACCTTTGATTTAGGAACAAGTTTATTCTCCATCGTGCATAATGTCTTGATAATACCCTTTGTAACATCGCCATCGTGTGACATCATATATTTAATACCCGACCTACCAAACATTGACTTAAGTCCAAATGCGCCTACATCAAGCTCGTTATCAGTTACGAATAGTTTCATGATAGATACTCCTCTTTATCTTCATCTTCATCAAATCCTAATACCTTTAAAGCTTCCTCATAGGTTAATGCTCCAAGTCCTGGTTGTATTTCTTCCATTTCATTCTCCTTTGAAAAAAAAAAGAGGAGGAATGTATCCTCCCTTGATTAAATTGCTAAGTCGCGCCATAGCATATTAAGTTGTTCACGTTCCTCTTCATAGAGTTCTGTAAAGGCCTTAATACCTAGATAGCGAATAGCTTCTTCATCAAGTTTAGTCCATTCAACCTCTTGTCTGAATTCTGTAGTAACCTTTACTATAGCATCAATCGTCTCTTGTTCTGGTTCATCTCTGAAAGCCCACATAAGATGCTCCATCAACTCCAATTTAAGTTGCGCTCTTTCTGTGAAACGGTTTCCAAAATATTCTTTTAGAACCCGAGTCATATAAAGGCGATTAACGTTCTCAGAGTAGAGCATATGCTTCTTGATGTAGCTTTCATCATATTCCATACCTTGATATATAAATTTACTCATAGTAAAATACCTCTCTTTCTATAGAGAGACATGTAAAAATTAGACTCCAGGTCCGTGCCAACGTTCCCAACGCTCTTTGTTTTTACGTCGAGGTTGTTCTGCAGCACTAGGATTATTGAAATTATAGTCGTAACTATCAGGGTTGATAACACCTTCCTTAATCAGCCTTTTAACTCTGCGGTTGATAGTGTCCTTAGATACACCCATACTAACGGCGATTGTCCTATTAGACCAACCTGCTTGCTTGTAGATTAGAATTTCTTCATCGTCTATAAACTTCTTAGGACGCCCCATCTTTTTCGGAGGCTTAATCGTCCGTAGAATATCCATTCCATTATCTGGATTAAACGTCATCATGTCCATGGTTCTTCACCACGATTGGCCGCCCATGGTCGTCAACGCCAAATGTGGCCGTGTATGGACGGGTAGCATCTGACTTGAATATCTTAGGAGCTAGCTTAGGTTTTGGTAGTGGAATAGGTTCAATCCGGTCAATGACTGTTACACGGACGAACTTAACTATAGCATTACGATCTTTATGAGGAAGGTGTTCAAATACGAAAGTCTTATCCTTGTCTTTGAAGAAGCTCTTCACAAAATCATAAGCTTTAGTTTTATCAGTAACAGCGATATCCACGGTGTCGTCTTGTAAATCAGAAGTTTCAATATTGACTAACCAGTGATTATGTGTGAATTTTATTGACCTATCTAGTTTATTTAAAGCGTTCACAAATTCAACGAACTCAAACGATGGTTTATGAGGATTTAGTGTAGCTCGCTCTACCACAACAGGTTCACTTCCGTAAAGGAATTTTTCAACCTTCTTCGAAGTGGTCTCTTGCTTCGCCGTTTCTTCCAACCATACTGCAGACATAAGTGCGTAGTTAGAAAGGTCCTTTAGGGTATCAATAATAGACTCGTCTTTTATCAGAGCATCTTGCTTAGATAATGTCTGTAAACGAGACATCTTATCTTCCATACGAACAATAGCAGCGATTAGGCCGTGTTTTTCAAGGGATTCTTCAAAGGAGTTACCATAGTCGGTATTCTTCTTAACAAAGATTTCTTGAAGCTCCTTGTGTGCATCATGCATGTTCTGTGGCGTTAGTTTTAGTTTTACTTGTGTCATGTTTTAATCTCCTATAAGTGATCTAATAAACCCATAATCTGGTGCGAATACAGGGATTAATACCAATATGATAAAGAATATAATAGCAAAAATTATAGGTAATATAAAATTAAGATACACTAATCGTCTTTTAAACCTATAGGTTTTATAGCCTGACCATTCCTTATCAAAATAGTCTCTGTCGAAATTTTCATGAGTAACGTTAATAATAGATAATCCAATTAAGCTAACGAAGAAACCAATTATAGCAAAAACCATAAATGTTGAGATTATTTCATAAGCAAAATACTGGTCACGAAGCGCCTTATAACCTACTTGAATTTTATCACCGTACTTCTGCATTATCATTTCAATTTTATCCATTTAACTTCTCCTTATGTTCTTCTGGAATAAGCGCATTTTCAACTGTAGGTTCTTCATGATATACGTTTTCACCATATGAATATTCACTCATGATGAGTTTTAGAATACCATCCATCGCCTTAATAACTTTTGGATCCAATCGCTTAACCTTTGTTATGTAGATATACTTCTTCATAGTTTTTAATACGAAGAGATTGTTCGCAACATGCATTGTTTTACCAGAAGCTCTTACTGGTTCACCTAGACTACTAATAACAACAGTCTCAGCGTTATGGATTTTACGAAGTAGATTAGCTCCAAGTCTAGCCTTATTATTCCTGCCACGTTTCATTTTTCTTCTCCTTTTTTGATTTCATCAAGTATAGCAGATACGACAAATACAAATATAAATGAGCGCAAACCAAATATCAATACATTTTCTATCTCTTTTTTATGGTTCATGTAAAACCTCCTTCACACAAAAGAAATAAAAAAAAAGAAAGAGCTGAGTAAAATACCCAACTCTAGTCTTTGCTAGAAAAAGCTTTCTTCAGCTTTTCAGTTCCGCTATGAATCTTATCTTGCAGGATAGATCCCTCGTACGTTTCGGTTGCAACAACAACCAAGTAGAGTGCGATAGCTCCTGCAGCTACACTATTCAACAGTTTATTTGTATTCATTTCTGAATCCTCCTTTTTCTTTCTATATAGTAGGATGTAAAAAATTTAATCCCACTTAGACTCACCTTTACGATGTATACCAAAACTGACGGCTTTCGGACGAGGTTTAACAACTTCATCTTCAGTGATACCTAGTTCATCAAAGGCTAGGCATAGAGCAGCCTGCCGAATACTCTTCTTCTTACTCTTAGGTAAGAATGTTCGGAAGTCATCATTACGTAAGTTGGGCAGGCATACCCCGGTGCGATCATCATAGACAATACCCGCCTTTAACATATATGGATGCTTAGAAAACCAGTCTACAATTTCACTGAGTCGCTTATCCATAAATCCAGTTGACCGGTATTCCTTAATAGCTTCAGGATGGCGTTTACCCATAACAGTTACTGTTTTAGAATAAGGCGCTTTAGCTAGTTTCTTAAGATCATAGTTATGGGCTTCCATTATACCTTTAACTATTTTAGGGTCTATTTCTGTAACATATAGATCTGCCCAATCACCGCATCGCTTGTAGGTCGATAGTAGTTTGTATTTTACACCATACTTTTCGAAAACCTTTATTACGCGAAATACCTGATATGAGGTTTTATTTGAGTTGGAGTCAATTATATATATCATAACGCCTCCTAATCAAGTGGGATGTTCCATCCAATAACATTCTTAATCCCCTGGTCTCGCATTGTGCGTAAAGCCTCATCAATTTCCTCAACTGAGAAAAATGGAGTCATCAACAGTGTAGATTTATAAGGCGGTTTAAATTGAATACGGTTATTATCTAATAAAGTTAGCGTGCTATACTCATCAGATTTAACCGCGTCATACATTTTAGTTTCCTCTTCACCAGGGATAATGAAGATCTGAGTAGGCACTCGGTCACCCAGATCATCTTCTCCTCGTAGTGTAGCAATGAAACCAAATATGACAGGCTCGTATTTTTCCTGCTTTTTAGAGATAAAATTCTTAAGTCTCTTAAACATACTTAGTTCCTTTCATACTTAGTACCTTTAAAGATAATATTACCGTCTCCAACTGCAAACACGTCCTCTACAGCGTCATGTACAAGTTGGTGGTAATATGTCATGTCAATATCATCGAAGCCTTTATAGTTACTTGCCAGCTCCCATTTATACCCCGTGGTTCCTGTTACAGATACACGTTTGTCGACAATGGTATCAGGGAAGCCGTTTGAAATAATATAATCGACGTCATGATATTCTAGACCAAGTTCAGCAGCAATCTTGCGTTTTTTAGCTTCTTCTAATTGCATAGGGGTCAAATCTTTTGACTCACGTTGAAGTAAATATGTTGGTTTGATCCATCGCAATTGAATCATTTGCGCAACGTTACTTGGTTGAGTACGAGAGATTTCACGGCCTGTTACGGAAGCGTAGATTTGAGCATTCTTACCGATGTACTGGTCATCGAGATAAATAGCAGTCTTAACTTCCTTAGTTGTGAAGAAGTCTTGTTCATTAACCTCTTCCTGACTCAGAAGCGTCTTGTAGACATATGGGTTTGTCTTCTTACCGAACTGCGCACCAATAGCTTCCCATTTACCTTTCTCATCTTCCGGCCAACCGATTTCAGCAATAACGGTAGCACGGTTAAGCAAGGCCATACGAGAATATGTGTGTTCATGTTCGAAGGTGTAGCCGTATTGATTAGCCAAATCCATTAAGAAGTCGATAACTTTTTGGTCACCATGTGGAATCTTAATAGAGTCGGTCTTAATATGAGCAGCTTGATACCCCATCTCCTCAACAGACTTTTGAGCCTTAATTATAAATAAGGCACCACGTTTTGCGATGCAGTTATCAATATTACGAGGGTCTTTGAATTTATTAGGCCAAGGCGCAGATGTCATACCATACACAATATTGATAACAATCTTAAGCGCATGAGCAAGACCTTTAACAGACCCCCCTTCCAAATATGGACGAAGCTTGTCTGATAGTTCAGGGTCTACTTCGTCAAAGGCATGCGATGCTTCCTCGATATTACCGTGCTTGATAGCCATACGACATTTAACCAAGGCCGCAAACTTAGGAGTATATGGGCCAAAGTAGTTCATAGCAATTAAGCTATGTGGGTGCATGGACGCAATATCCAATACAACAACGTCTTCGTAGATACCAGGCTCGGCATGTACATAACCTCCTTCAGATGGATCTTCGCCCATGTATTCAGATTTCTTCTTGAATTTGTCATAGGTGTATCCTGGGAATTCTTCAGCAAGGTCATACCAGTTGAATTTCTCTTGAGGATTTGGGTCATCACCAAATAAGAATTTCTCAGCTTGTGTCTGAGTCTTAACGTTAGGTGATAGCCCGTTAATTTCAGCAAGGATTTTACGAGCAGCCCAAGCGTCTTGACCGTCTTTAGATTTAAATACCTCTTCCTCTGAGGTTACGTCGTTAAGCATATATGCCGCACAACGACCCCATGCATGTTCGGGTAGAGGCTTAGTCCAATCGTATTCAAACTCATCATGACGTAGACCTAGCTTGATTTGCCATTTCTTCAATGACATCTTAGTATCTAGGAACTCGTAAATATCCCCATAAGAGATTTCATTAGCAGCCCAAATCTTAGCTCGCTTGTCGCCTTTCTCAATGATGCCTTGTGAACGTTTATAACATTCCATCTCATCATCACCCTGCATACGACCATAAGCAATATGGTTATCGTATCCAAGGTTATTGAATCCCATCATGTTATGTGTATCGAACAACTCTCGTGTACGTTGTGGTGTAGGATTGATTTCAATACCAATCTTACCTTTGTTTTGACTCCACCATTCGTTAACGAGGATACGTTCGATATCGCTGAGGCTCATACAGTCTTCCAATCCTCGGTAGACAGCCTCTGGTACCTCAAGGCCGTATTTCTTCCAACCAATCATATATAGGTTAGAGAAGACTTCCGAGTCGAAGAATGTGATTTCCTCATCTGGTAAAATAAGACTGTCTGAGATACTGTCAGTCTCGTTCTCAATCACATTATGGAATTTCATTTGAGCAACCATCTTCATACACTGAGGTGCTTGGTTGGTTGAGCTAAGTGCGAATTTAAGAACATCATTTTGCATATGTCGTAAGTCATAGTGAACGCCTGCTTCATATGCCTCGTCTAGCTTGTCCTTAATAAAGCTCACTTCAGGAGCCGTCGCCCCGTGGTGTTCTTTACGCATACAAGCCTCAATGAAGTTCTTGAGTTTCTGCTCTGTCCAAATAATATGTTCTACATCCTTGTACATTGTTTTCTTATCCTCCTTCAAAGGTAGCCCACTTGAAATATGAGCTACAGGGAGATCGTTTGCAGAAATAAGTTTCCGTCGTAACGATGACCCACCATTATATACCTTAATTTCAACATCATCAGATATGCGATTAGCCAAGCGAGTTGGGTCACCGTCATACCAATAATGCAAGTGGATACCACCACCTGATTTAGAAACCTCAGTATATGTAGGAGGATATTGAGCAGCCAATTCTAAGTTCTTAGCAAGGTCTTTTTCGCCCTTATCATTCTTACAATCGAAGTCAATAACAATATGTTCGGTTGGAACACGGACAAAGTGCAGTTTAGTTGGGTCGATATCTTTAAGAGTAGTTGTGACGTTATCCCATTTCTTCAATGGATTACCTACATCATTGGTATATTGTGCAGGCCAGTCTCGTCCCTCCATATCAAACCTAGATGTAGTTCGACCCATAGTTAAATCGATCTTAGGTTTAGACTCGCCTCCTACCTGTTTCTTTTTAGTCTCAGGGAAGGCTTCTTCATATTTAAATCCTCGATACCAGTCACGTTTACGATTACCGTCCGCATCCTTAGTATCCTTAGTATATGTCTCAAAGAAGCGCTGTAAACCTAATCGCAGCCTGTTCTTATAACCATTGGTCTCCCATCCTCTGTCTTCAAGCATACCTTTGTAAAGTAGCTCAACTTCATTAAGGGTTGGGTCATTCTGCATCAATAGGACGTTTTCACGAACGAACTCAAATATGGAGTCACCATACTCAAGCATCTCAATATCGACATCGTTAGCATAGAAGAATGCACCTAGACGAGAGAATGTGTCAATCGCCTTTTGTGCAATACCTGCTAGCTCGTATTGAATACCGTTCATGAGTTCCTTATAACGAGGGCCTGCAATTAGATGCCCAGTAGGAACAGCCTTCAGTAACCGCCGTACAATCCCTGAGTCTGAGTCACGGAATTGTGCACGTTGGTTTGACGCAGTGATAATAAGACCTTTAAAGGTTACAGGATATGGGCGTTGATAAAGTTTACGTACAAACACTTCTTCGTGTGATGTCACTTTCAACAGTGGAGTATCATTCTTAATACGACTCAAATCAGTATCCGAGTCAATCAATAACGGTAGCTCTTGTAGAGTTCCTGTTGCATACTCCGAACCACTAGTCAATTGTTTTAGATCAATACCTCCAATATACTGCCCTAGTAACATCTCAATAATTCTGATAATGGTACCTTTACCGGTTCCTGCAGGGCCGTATAGAAATAAAAACTTATCGATGTTAATAATCTCACCTGTAAATAAGGCACCCAAACACCATAGAATCTTGTCTAATTGGTCTGGCGCATATAATACAGATGAGAGTTCATCGAATGCGGGTGTAGGTTGAGGTGTAGGTGTATAAGGTAGTTGGAATGTTGAGTAATCCTCCCTAGCAACTCGGTAGTTACTGAAAAGGATTTTAGAGTTGAATACTTGCAATGACTCCGGTGCATCTTCGCAATACTTACCGAAGTTACGCATAAGACCAGAGCCTGCGTTTTGCATAAACTTAAGAGATATACGTTCGTATCCCTGAGCCTTAAGCTCTGCGTATTTCAATCTAATATAGTGGTCAACAGCACGAACAACATCGTTCTTTTCCATCGACCATTTCTCACCGTCCCACATTGCGTAGAACGCTCCACCTTTTACAACAATATCTTGTACATCCGCACCTTGATTATCTAAATAGGTAAAGTCTGCAGAAACGACAGCATCGGCTTTCCGATTAGGCCCAGTCAATTCTTCAATTGTAATATTAAAGAAATCTGGCTTGTTACCTGTCATATCTCACTCCTCTAAAATCCTATCGCGACAACTTTACTCATATCGATATATTTCTCGTTACAGCAGTCATCGATAAACGGCGACTCTCCTTTTGGATTTTGTTTCTTAATATAGAAAACACTATTGTCCATAAAGGATTGTTTGAACACCGCATAATCATTAGTAGGAATAAAGTCAGCAATAAAGGTCTTACCGTCAAAAGAATATTTAACTAGTAATAACTCTTCATGCATAACTACTCCTCATCATCAATCCCGTTTACTTCTTTGAAATATTCTTCAAAGTCCGATGCACGTCCGATAAATTCATTATATTCAATAAATAAGCGAACGTCAAAGCCTGTATCATTTGGTTCAAGTCGATCTACAACTCGTCCAAACATACTAAGCTTCTTCATTGGGCTATTTGGAATATTCTGAACATTACGGTGTTCAAGGATTTTAGCGATGATAAGGAGTTTCTGTTCAATAGTCTCACAATCGAGGAGTCCAGAGTTATATAGCATATAACCGACCATTGCCAAAGCGCAACCTTCTGTTGTATCTTCTTCAAACTTCTGACCGAATTCAAATAAGATTTCACCAAAGGTTACAGGGAATGTTTCTGAGTAATATGCCTCAGGGCCGAAGAAATCACGACGGCGCTCACGTACATCTTCCCAGATATTGGCATCATGCTCGTTGTAAGGTTGAACAATATTGGTATCATTAACCTCCAATAGTTCAGAGAACTGATCCATCATTACGTTAATGTTCTCTTTAGTAAATAGCACACCTAGATTGTATCGCTCTGATACGTGGCGGCATAATTCTGGTGAATTGTCATACAACTGGGAGATTAGAACTGATTTGTATTGGTTCCATGCTTCAATGCTCCCAGGATCAGTATCATGTCGCATACTTTGTCCCTCATTTCCTTTCAAATTTTTAGCAGCTTCAACGACATGATAAGGGATGTTTTCTTCGCCTGCGTTAAAGTACTCGTTTTCTTTCCATACATTATGATGTTCAACTTCTTCTTCAGTTTGTTGGGCACCAGCATGATAGTCATCTTCTTCACTAGGAGCCAACACGTCTTCATAAATACTTGACTCAATACGACGGTGGCGCATTTCTTCTAGTTCTTCGTTTACATCTGGTTGTTCTTCAGGGGTTCCGAAAATAAGGGCGTCAATATGTTCTTCAGCCAAGGCAAGTTGTTGGTCATGTAATGTAATCGTATCCATCAGCTCTTGCGTCTTAGCTTGATTGAATTCCTCCATTTCCTTGAGTTGACGTTTAGTTTCCTTTACAAATTTGTAAGCGAAATAAGCCAACCCAGCAACCGCACTTGTAACAAGACCAACGGTTATAATAGTTTCTTTTTTCATTTCTTCGCATCCTTTTTAAGAATATGATTGATACATTCAGCAATCAGGGCAAGGTCTTCGATAGGTACATTGACAAGCATAGCCTCGTTTGTTTCATCATCGAATACTTCTAAAGATACATCGTCATCGTTTTCATAAACAATCGTAAACCCTATTGTTGAATCTAATTGTTTGAACTTCATTTCCATTGCAATACCTCCTTGGATATAGTGGAAGACCGGTGTTAGACCGGCCTGGTCCTTTACTCTCTACATCCAAATATGACTATGCAGCGAACTCACGTTCTGCTTCAGGGTCAAGAGGAGTTACTACAATTTTCTCGTAGAGTTTCTGCCAAACATCGTTCACTTCTTTTTGAACTTCTTCACCGTCGAATTCAGGATTAGGTGTGAAGTTAGAGTGAACGCATGCATCTTTATCGAAAGATACCCAGCGAGTTGCCAACTTGTCAGGAAGGAGCATGTTGATTGCATTTGACACAATTGTTTCACGCTCTACACCAAGTTTGATTTCACATTGGCGGTGGTCTTCTTCAAGGAGTTCAATATGTTCCTTAAGAATATCAACACGAGAATGAAGAAGTTCTTCAGCTTCCTCAGCATACCCACTACGTTTAACCCAGGCCGTACGGTAACCATAGCAATATCCGCCAATTACAGCAGCAGCAAGAAGTCCAAAACCAATATATGTTTTGACTTTCTTAGTGTTCACTTTCTTAACAGCAGGTTCTACAGCTTCTTCAACAGTTTCGATTTCGCCTGTCACTTCGTCAGTAACTGCTTCTAAAACTTCTTCAGGAGCGTAGATGCCTTCTTTGTTTTTGTAGTCTTTGAAATTCTTATACAATTTGTAAACTGTATATGTAGCGTTAACAGTTAGGAATGTGTAAAGACCAACTTTAGCGATTTTGTTCATGAGTATACCTCCAAATATGTTCTATTAAATTAAGTAATCAGAAATGTCAGACGCGAAATCAACAGAAGATGTGATATCACGTACTGGTGAGAATTCGATTACAGGGACTGGATATGGGTATCCGTTTTCGTCTTTGACCATTACAACATGGACGTCAAGGTCAAAGTAGTCGTTGTCTGTCCAACCGAGCTCAGATCCAGCACGACGTTCAGTTTTACCTAGCGGGATTTTAAGAGCATCGTATACACCAGTAAGAGTGAGGTGCCCTACACGTTGTAGTTTTTGAAGAAGGGCGTTAGAAATAGAAGTGATGAACATTTGGTTGTAGTTCAAGTCATCTTTAACGAATTCTGTAGATTTGTTGAAATATGTATATTCCATCCACTGAACTTCGTCTGGCTTGATTACAGCAACAGTCTTAGGTTTCTTCTTACCTTCTTCTTCAGGCCCTGCTAGGACTTCTTCACGTTGACCGATGAATTGAGCGTTAGGGTCATCAGGATATTGTTCCCGGATTTGTTTACGAAGTTTGTGGTTAGCTTGAGTAGCAGAGGCAAGGGCAGAAGCGAGAAGTGCGTTACGTCCAGTCAACACATGGTATGAGCGTAGGATTGCCCCAGTTGACAATAGACCCATTGTAACAGTAGGTGATACGGCTTTAACTACACGGAATACAGTTTCAGCAACTGGTACTTCCATTTCGCATTCGCGGCGAGCTTCAATTTCTTCAACGATTTGAGTAATCTTACCCTTAGCGCGATATGCCAATACAGCAGTAGCAGCAAAACCGACAATACCTACGGCGGTCATAATCAACGGCTCTTTTTTCTTATAGTTAAAAGCAACTTTTTCCACGTTTTCTTTAAAGATTTCTAAACTCCATTTAGACATTATACAATTCTCCTTTAATCAGAAATACACCCAAGTAGGGCAAGTAAAAACAAAATGATAAGCGCTATAATAAATAGTTTACCAAATAATATTAATAGCGTACCGCCTATAATAATTATAGACAATAATAATAACACTGAGAAAAACACACACATTATTATTCACCTTTGTCGATGACTTCAGTAACTTTGCTAGCGGACTCAAGTCCTTTTTCAATAGCTTTCTTAGTAGTATCTACCAAATATGGTACAACACCGAATGCAACGATTTTGAGGGTAGTAAATACAGCTTTTTTATTCATGAGATTTCTCCTTTTTTATTATAAATGATTAAACAACTTCAACAGGTGGTAATCCAAGAATATATTTACCACCAGATGGGATAATAGAAACATTATCTAGATTACGCCAACCGTAAGCATTGTCTGTATAGTCAGCGCTTGGACGATTGATATAATCGTAGTAGTCAGCTAACAAGGCACGTCCGCTACGTATAATATCGCCACGCAAGAGATCAAGAACTTCCTTAGCATCTTGATAGCGATCAATTTCCCAAATCTTAATCCGTCCAGGAGAGTTGATTGATTGGACTGAATTAGAGACTTGTTGTTGTGGGTGATAGGCGCTAGAATAATTAGTGTATGTCTGACGCACATTGTTGTTGTAATAACGTGATGGGTTCGACCATCCTCCACCATATCCGTTATATCGAGACCGGTCTTCGCCATATGCAGCCATATTTACACCAGTGTTAATCGTATTAACTAGGGTGTCTTTAATAGCAGGCATAATGACCTCTCGACCCAAATATGAACCAATAGCACGGATACCATTAGGACCAAGGATACCCCGAACAAGTCTTGTCATAAGACCAGGTTTCTTTTCCTCAGCAGCACTAGCCGTAGTAACTGCTTTCTTTGGTATACGCTCTACTGTTTCAGTAGTAACTGTCTCTTTGGTCTCTTTCTCGACCATTGCCACATTAGTAGCACGGATATCGGTATAATCCGTTTTTGTCATATGCTTCTCCTTTTAGAAAAAAAAATATGAAAGGTGTTTTCTTGTTTCCTGCCGGAATCGAACCGACGCTTCGATATTAACGTGTGCTCCCATAGTACACCAAGTAATCCAAGATACCCTTTCTATATAGTGGAATGTAAAATTTTTATAATTGGTATCCAACAAGAACTACGCAAAGCATTCCGTCTTGTAATTCAGAAGCCAATGTTTCATAGTGAGTAACCTTAAACGGCATACCTTCAACTGATGCAAAATCATTTGTTGAACCTAGATCTAACAACATGTCTGTTGACTGCATAGGCTCAAGGGGGTCAACACGTAGAACAACATCAACTCGGTCAGAGTCTTTGTGTGGCATCCGCTCTAATGTGTATGGGTATTTATCCAAATATGTTTTCTTCATCTTATCCTCCAAAAAAAAAAAATAAGAGCTGGGAATTTAATCCCTAACTCTTATTCTTCAGAATATTTACATCTAAAACGACTTCTTCTACATCTTCAGTAACGTCAGATACTACTTCAGGTAAGTCGAATTCCGCGGGCATACCTGCTTGGTATACCTTCTTGCCGAAGAAAATCACTGCTCCAGCAGCCGCAACTGCACCACCGATAAGTAAAGCATGATCCTTAGTCCAGCTCCATAGGCCTTTCTTTGGTTGTGCTTCATTATCGACAGTAACAGCAGGCACTGTTTTAATAACTTCCTTAGCTTGTTGGTCTACAGCAGTAGCCACTTCTTCAACAACTTCAATAGTTTCTTCAATTTTCTTAGACATATCAAATGTCCTCCTTTATTATTTATTCTATATAGTGGAATGTAAAATTTTTATTTAAATGGAATTAGGAAACGCCATTTCTTTCGGGTGCTCGAATACCAATAGCGTGGGCGAACTAGTTTATTCGCAATTCGTGGGTCTTTGAGATATAACATAAATAGATGATCTGCAATGCTTTCCATAACATCTAAATCATCTTCAATATGACTTTCCATTGAGATTGGGTTTATATGTAGTTCGATACCACTTGTATCTTGTTTATAATATGCGATGTGTGTACGATAGATGGCATTAACTAAAATATCGTTGTTAGGGTAGACTACTATTTCATTATGCATTAACGTTTTCCTTTCTCGATATATAAAATGTCGCCTTTTACCATTGCACCGAAAGCAGCGTTATCCTCCAGTTCAGTCACTTGGACATATAGAACATCACCTTTACGGATACTTGGTTGTTCAGGTACATCATACATGTTGAATTGCCCATAAGTATCACCAGGAGATCCTTTAACCTTGACTTTACATAGGATACCATACTTACCGCTATCCTCGTCAAGACCATCCAGAGTATTCTGAACAACCTCCCATCGGATAATCTTACCTTCCCAATCTTCATCGTTTTTTAGTTGATGAAGGTCAGTGATACTCACAATATCTGCTTTAGGAGCTTTAGGGGTAAAGTACCAGATACCAACTCCAGCACTGATAAATGCGATGATTACAGCAATAATAATAGCAACTTTAACTTTCATGACAGTTCTCCTTTATAGTAAATCACGAATGATATTGATTGTGTTTGTTAGACATTCTTCAATATAGTGTTTATGGTCAGCTGCAAGGTTATAGAATGAGCGGTTATAGTAATGTTCTCCATACTCTTGCGTACACCATTCTGCCCACTCCTCTGCGGTTTCTGACCATGCGTATGTTGTTAAGTTCGTATCGACAATGAACTCAACAACAAAATGACGAATAAACTCATCGTCTTGCATAGCTATAATCTTTTGACGTCGTCTATCTTCAAACTTCATATTATGTGATTTTTCCTCCAGTGCACGATTTTCACCTTTCATATTATGGTTAATATAGACAAGGTTATAGAATGATTGCTCGAAATATGCTCGTTTGGCTAGTAGGATATCCTCATAAGCCCGTTGTTCATCTTCCGGTAGATCCTCTAATACAATATCTGTACAATTACGGAAATCAACATCAGTAGGCCCAAGGTCGTATGTTTGAATAACCTCCTGCATCTTAGATAGAATATCATTAACTGTATTCTTAGAAAGATACATGGATACACCTACTTTGAAATAAGCGTAATAGATCTTACGAAGATCCTCCTTGTAGTAATTAACGATATCTGAGGTTTTGACGTTACCAATTTCAGGATAGTCGGTTAGTAACATAATGAGGAACATTTCGAAATCTTCATCGTTTTCTTCTAAATGGTTGTTAACCATAGTGAAGACAATCGCTTCGAAGAAGGCCTTTCGGAATTCGTCAGTGAAATAGTCCTCATAGTAAATATATTCCTTTTGAGACATATATACCTCCAAAAAAAAAGAGAGAGTGGTATACACTCTCAAATTATCAATATGGTTTCTTAATCAAGGACTTCGCACTCGAAGTGAAGATTCCATCCTCAGCTTCATAGTCACGAATGATCAAAATACCAGCGATACTAGCCAAAGCACCGCCTACGGTAGTGATTATTGCTGCCTTCACTTGAGGCTCAACCTTCGATTTACCTTGCATCTTTCTGACATTTACGTCAGTTAGAGACTTAGTAAGAATGTCGATCTCAACGAGTGCATCATTATACTCGTCACTCCCAATAGGGGCGTTTGCTAGTACTGTATTCAGTTCTTGCAACTTAGCTTCGATGGTTTCTCCGATTTGTGTCGAAGCATCCTTTTTAAAAAACTTCTTAAATAACTTCATAGTTATTACCTCTCTTTCTATATAGTGGGATGTAAAAATTTACTTCAATGTCTTATAACTGTCATCAGGTATTGTAACAGTTAACCCTTTATCGTAACTGGCCGTACCATCTTTATACATAAAAGTCCCATAATAGGCTTCGTAACCAAAATGAGACTTTAATAGATTAACGAGAACAGGTATAAAAATATCCTTTTGTTTTAAAAAAGAAATACCCTGTTCTTTAAATCTCTCATCAAGATAAATATCATAAAGACGTATCTTTACTTTATTTGGATTTTGTTCATAAATATATGAATCAATTAGCGATTGAATATCGTTTAGGATATCTGTAAAATCCATAGTTCTTTCTGGAGGGGTTTTAGCCAAACCATCAAGTAGTCTTTTACGATTAACTTTTGCGGATAGCAATTTACATTTTTCATAGCTAAACATTGTCATTTTTTCTCTCCTTTTATTAAAAAAAAAATAAAAGCCTGGAAAGTGAGATCCCATCTCAAAAATAAATAATAATATTTATTAAAAAAAAAATAAAAGCCTGGAAATAATCCAGACTAATATTCTTTCTTAAGCTTGGTCAGTACCATTCTCGTGACTTCTAAACGTTTATTTTGGGCTGCAGCATCTTGCTTCAAGTAGCCCTTCTTAATAAGTGACTTAATATAGTCCTCTTCAAGAACAGCATATGCAGCAAGGGCGTAAAACCCGATAAATCTTAGAAACCTTCTAAACATGATATTTACCTCTCTTTCTATATAGAAAGATGTAAAAATTAGTATACTTGTGGGATGCGAACGATAAAATAATCAGGATCCAAACCATTAGGATCATCGTTTTCAATAAGAACGACATATCCATAATCTTCTTTAAGGATTTTTATCAATCGATCAAGTACCAAATCATGGTATTTCGCTGGTATATTATCCCCATCAAAGATGTTGAGAAGACGACTTTTAGATATTCGAACCTTCGTTAGTCATAACTCTATCAAAGCCTTTTTGTATCATAGAGAAAATTTTCGAAAGGTCATAATTTTCGACTACATTATTATATCTATTAATTATAGCACTTCGATTTTGATTAGCGTTCAATAGTGTTTTCGTTTCATTAGTCATATTTATTTATCCTCCTTAAATTTGATAACTAGGTCATACTTTTCTTTAAGGTGACGGTATTCATCATAGTAATATGTAGCCGCCTTGTCTCGAACCTCCCATCGCTTTTTAAACATATCACGTTCCTGCATTACCTTGGTATATTCGGAGTCTTTAAAAACATACCGAAC